ACCGAGCTCGTCAACCAAACCACGCCGCATCGAGCGTGGCAGGTAGCGCTCCCTATCCGCAATGAGCAAGTACAGCGCACTTCTCTTTAAGCCCGCAACCTATTGTGAAATCGGGCCATTCCGCTTTCCTGTTTATCACGATTTAGTGCCTGGTGAAGCCAAGGGCATCGAGGAATTCTCTAAGAAGCAATCGCGCTCTACGTTTAAGTCTATCAAGCTTGCGCAGCGTATTGCTAAAGACAAGGGCATTAGCACCAAAGAAGCAGTTGAGCTGCTAGGCAAAGTAGGAAGTGAAGAAACAGACCTTGTCTACGAATACGCAGCAGAATTAGACGATCTTCAAGTCGATAGCATCGGTGCCGTACAGCAGCGAGTAGAATTCGTAACACTGTTTATGCAGTACAGGGGTGAATCCAAGCTGGACGGCGAGCAATGGGTACAACTAAAGGACTGGGAACAAGAAGACACCGAAAATATGCCGTCTAAACTCATGGATCAAGTCTTCGAGCTCGTCATGTGGGAGCGCGACGGCTGGCCCCAGAAGGACGAAGCAAAAAACGCAGACGACAACGCGGAGCAGGAGTTCAGCCCACCCCGGAAGAAATCCTAAGCGAGTGCGAGACCTTACTTAGAACTCCATTAACGGACTGGGACGATATCTACTTTAAGCTGCGGGCATCCCCTCTCAAAGATGACTTCACCCGAGAGCGGTTTGTCCGCACGCCCGTATCAGTCATACGTTGGGCAACCAAGCGTGCTTTAGATCACGAACAAGAGCAAGCCAACTTGCAAGCGCTGGCAACAGCACGATTAACAGCTACTCTAATACAAATAGCGCATGGTTTTTCTGGCTCTAAGGGCCCTGCGCCTAAATTGCAAGTAAAAGATTTCTTGCCTTTCCCTGACTGGAAACCTGACTTAGAAACTGCTGAAGGTCCGGACGAAGTTACTAGATACACATTGAGCAACTTGGCCCGAGCTCGAAGAATTCCAATGCACGTCTTCTCGGCTCTGATGACTCCCGCCAACCGGCAGTCTTAACATAGACATACCGCATGGTCGCAGAGCAAGGTGGCTGACTATACGATCCGAGTTGTCGCAGAGACCAAAGAAGCTGATGATAAAGTCAATAAGCTAGACAAGCGTCTAAGCAATATCAGTCAAGACAAGAAAATCAATATAAGTATCCCAAGTATAAATGAGACTATAGCTGGGGTAAAGCAATTAGGAGAGGCATTAGGGACAACATACAAGATAGCGCGCCAAATGCCTATTATAGGCGGCCGCATTCAAGACATTGAAGACCTAGGAGATATAGCGTCTAAAACAGGAGAGAAAGTCGTAAAAGCCTTTAGGCTAATTTCCAGTGCAACTCCAGGAAATTTACTAGGCACATCAATTAGCGCGTCGCTAAACGGTGTCGACAGCTTAACTAAAGCCACAGCCAATCTCGGCTACACCGTATTTGGAGTAACTCAATCTGTAAACACACTAAAAAGTGCATTCGGAGCTTTCTTTACCGATACTATCGGAAGGGAGATCCAGCTGCAAGAAGCCTTACTGCGTACAAAAACAACTCTAGTATCTACAGCCGATGTCGCGGTCAACGGTCGCCGAATAACGGATCCCTACGAAGCGATTCTAAAACTAGAAAAACCCATAAACAACACAATCGACAATATCAGACAACGTTCCCTTGAAATTGCGGGTACAACGTCCGAAGCTATTGTTCAAGTCTTTGGCGTCGTAGCATCTCAAATCGGCAATATCGGAGGAGGTCTAAAAGATGCTGAAGATCTAGCTATTACTTTTAGTGCCGCTCTCGGTACCCTTGGGCTCTCTGACCCGACGTATGCCACCCAAGAAATCCGCTCCATCCTGACCGGTACGATCGATCAGAACTCAGTCCTCGCGCGCTCTCTAGGACTCACCAACGAGGACGTCACAAAAGCAAAGAACTCTGCTGAGGGTTTGGTTGCCTTTTTGCAGCGACGGCTTTCAGCCTTCACCGCTGGTCAAGCGATGGCCGCAAAGGGCTTCGCCGGCATCACCAGCAACATCGCTGAGTTTCAAGACGAGCTGAAGCGTGCCTTTGGTAAAGGACTTCTAGCCCCACTTCTTGATGGCTTGACCATCCTGTATGAGCGCCTCCAGCTCGTCCTCAAAAGTTCCTTCGGGATCGCAGACGCACTGGGTAAAGCCTTCGGAGCAGTCGCACGAGGTGTCGTGGGCGCTGCAGCAGCGGCCCCAACCCTTGCCAACTTCAGTCAACGCCGCCAAATCGGCGTAGGGCAGCAAGGCGAGCAGGCCGCTGTTCAGATGTTCCTGCAGATCCAGAGCGCGGTGGACCGCTTGCGTCCCCAAATCGCAACTCTGGCGGATCAAGCCGTAAAAGCGGTAGCGCAGATCGCAAGTGGATTAGCAAATCTTGCAAAAGGCTTCGCTGCTTTTAAGTTTGAGCAATTCAAGATTTATCTAAGCGCTCTGATCGGCGTTGGAGAAGTACTTAACAAAACAGTAATCCCCGCATTTACCGCACTGCTAAATATATACGGTGAAATTCTAAAGAATCCCATAGCTCAGTACCTAAATCAGCTCGGAGCGCAGTTCGATGTTTTGAACCGCGTAGGTGTACTTCCTTTGGCGAAGACTTTATTTGTACTTCGCAATGTTGTTCCAAGTGTTCTAGATACCGTACAAAAACTAGGACAAGGCTTCAACTGGCTCAAAGTACAGCTTGCCGGTGTCGCTGATCTGATACTTACTGGTTTTTCTGCAGCTATCGCAGGTGCATCGACCTTAGTATCGAATCTAGGTCGAGTACTCGTCACAGCAGTTACAACGGGCATAACTGCCCTGATTGTCGGACTACGAGCTGCAGTTGTTCAGCTTGGCGTCTTCTTAATTCAGATAGCCGAGCTCGTGCAACAGTCTGGTCCGAAATTCGGACAAGTCGCTGTTTTTATTAGTCAGATCGGACAGGCACTGCTAGGCGTAGACGCAGCTTTCCAAAAAGCTCAAATTAGTGTTGCTCAGTTCGGCATAAGAACAGCCAATGCCCTTGATAGTCTGCAGGTAAAAACACAACAAGTGCGACAAGGTATCGCAGATTTCAATACTAGCGTTAGAGACAACTTAGGGAAAGCCAGCCAAACAGTCGGCTCCAAAATAAAGGAAATGATCACGAGCTTTGTAAGTTTCTCTCTACAGCTCGTTGCCCTACAGCTAGCAATTACTCTAGCTTTTGATTTGTTCCAGCGTTTCCAACGGGCCCAACAAGAGATCGCCGACCAAACACGCGCAGAACTGGCGGTCAAACGACTGAGCACTGTTTACGCCGAGGTCGGAGAAAACGCCACAGCAGCAACCAAAGCAGCCAAAGCGTTTGAGCAACAAATACTCAGCAGTCGTGTAGATGATCTAACTAAAAAACTGGGTGGCCTAGTAGATCAATACACCAAACTGAGAGACCTCGAGGCCGAGATAGCTTCGAGCTCGGGTGGTGCTGACAACATAGCCGCAAATGCCAAGGCATTCTTCTTAAGCTTTAGCCAGAGTCTAGATCCTCAGAAGATCCGCACACAAATTGCACGAGTTAGAGATGAATTAAATCGCCTATCTGAGTTTCAGGATCGCCTAAAAGAAAATGATAAAGCCAAGGACGACGTTCAGATACTTGCCAAGGAACGCCTAGGACTTGAAAAAGAGCTGAAAGAGGTTCGCAAACAGCTCACGAAAGAGATCACAGATTTTGAGTGGAGTGAGCGGCAGAAATCTCTGCAATTAGAGCAGCAGATGCGTGATGCGCTGGCACAGGAGCAGCGTTCCCAGCTAGAAGAGCGTCAGCGAATTGAGAATCGAGGATTAAGTGATATAGGCAACAATCTCAAACAAATCTTTGACGAGTACGAGACAGCTCTCTTCGACGCCCAGGTCGAAAGCCAGCGTCAGCAGACCGAGCTCGTTATCAAACGCAATGAGATTGAAAAACAACTAAGCGACTACAAATACAAGCTGGAAGAGCAGACATTAAAGCTACGCGAGAAGATGGGGCAGATGAACAAGAAAATCGTAGATTACGAAGCAGCACAACGGATTCGCGCATCCAAAGAAGCCTTACGCTACGCATTACAAGCAGCAGCCATTCAAGGTGAAGACTTTGTAGTTACTGACGAAGACAAAAAGAGTTTCCTTAATGCCGCGGCTCAACAAGGCGTGAGTGCCGAGCGCGCCCTAGCCCTTCTTAAAACTGGAGCTGGACGCAACCTCGGTCTTAGTAGCGCCACACCAGCTCAGCAAGTCATCGCTGCCCTGAAAGAGAACTATGCGGGAGCTTTGACCATGTCTGCTCCCGAGTTTGAGAATGCGCTGAATATGAGAGCCAAAGCCTTTATGGGTCAGTCCCAAGGCGGAACTTTTGCTCTTCAATTAGCAGAACAGGAGCTAGGTACTGGGCGGTTTAAGCGTACAGCTCCTGTAGCACCACCCAAGATGGAGGAGCTTGGTTCATTCGTGGATATTGGTGGTAACACCGCACGTATGCGCGCCAGTCTCGAAAGTAACTTCGCTCTAGCTCGCGAGCTCGTAGACAGGACAAGCGCAATTCGTGACAACCAGGACTTAGCTCGATTCCTGGAACGCCTCGGAGACCCAGCTAACTGGGGTGTAGCCGCAGCTGAAGTGGGGCGACTCGACAAAGAAATACTGCAGCTTAAGAATGATACCGAAGCTCTTAGCAAATCCATTGCCAGCGGATTAACTGATCCGTCAGCTCTTCAGAGCATCACGCCTGTTAAAACCGCTATAGATGTATTCCTGACTCAAGTTTATGATCAACTCGCCAAGAGCTCTCTTCTTAAAGGTGTATCTCCGGACATTATCTCACGCAACAAGCAAGGAGTATCTGATGTCTTAAGGAGTGCCGCAACAGGCACTACGTCTCTAGCAGCAGCCCGCGCTGAGATTGATCGCTTACTCGGTGGCGCGCCCATACTTGCAGACGCGATCAAAGCAATACTTGGAGATCCCGGCAAGAACACTGGAATCATCGGCGCTCTACGCAATGCCGCCGATTTAACCAAGCGCCAATCGCAGCTTCTGCTGGAAACCCTTAGAAATGACTTCACCAAGCTCATACAGCAAGCTATTGATATTCGTCCTGGAGTTCAAGGGCTGCTTGATCGCTTCAGTCAAGCTCAACAAGCACTGACTCTTCCGGGTTACTCACTGGAGAATGCAAACCGACGCTCAGATCTAGCTGCTCAGACTTATCTAGGCTCGCAGTTGAACCGACTGACACCCGAGCAACGAGCTGCAAACCCGAACTTAGTTCCAGAGCTCCAAGCCCAAGCAAGTCAGCTCGCAGAAAGCTACCGCCGTACCAACGAACAGCTCGATCCACTGAATAGAGCCGTGGAGAACTTCGAGCAGAGACTCGGAATGGCTGTCGCAGCTACGGAGGCATACGCCACAGCCAGTCGTGGCCTTCTCGAGAGCCTCTTCAGCGGAACCACCGACTTCCGGGAAGCACTAAGCAATTTCACACAGACTATTAGCCAAGGATTCGTACAGCAATTCCTAGATATCGCAATGGCACCCATGCAAGAGCAAGTGTTCGACCGCATGAAGAAGCTATTTGGTGTTGAATCAGCTCAGGAGAAAGTAAACCGAGAATTTGCCAACACCGGCATTAAATTCGATACCGCAGTAAGCACCTTTGATGCTGCGGTCAACACTTTCCGCTCTAGTCTCAGTGCAGGCATTGGTGGCCCCGACCTTGATGCCAACACCTCAGGGATCCCTTACGGCATCCGAATTGGCGACACCGTCGGTTCTTTAGCCCCAAGAAAACAAGTACCTGCAGCCGGTATCAAGCTTCCCGCTCTTACCGGAGCCGAATCCGAGTACGAAATGATGACGCGACTTGGAAACCTCGGTCCTGACTACGTCACAGAGATCGAGGGAATGCTCGAGCAATCCTTCAAGGGCATCGGCGAATCCCTGACCCAACTCGGCACCGTCGCCGAAACCACCAGCCAGCAGACCGGAAACGCCGCCGCCACCGGCGAAAAAGGCTTCGGCAAATTCCTCGGCGCCATGACCGGTGTTGCCACCGGCGCCCTCGCCATCACCGGCGCCATCCAAGCGATGCAGGACTCCGAGAGCGGCACCTACGGCACCTTGATGGGCATTGCCGGCATCCTCGGCGGCCTCGGCGCCATCGCCGGTGGCATCGGCGGAATCATGAAACCCCCCGGCCGCGCAGCCGGTGGCCCCGTCTCTGCCCGTCGCCCTTACATCGTCGGCGAGGTCGGCCCCGAGCTGTTCATCCCGGGCGCCGGCGGCACGATTATCCCCAACGACCAAATCGCCTTCACCGGCGCAGGCGGCGCTACTGCCGAGTCCGGCGGCTCCGGCATGACCGTGCCCTTCCAGCAAGGCGGCTCCTCGGTCTCGAACGCCTTCTCCACCATCAACAGCACGGCGATCCCCTTCACCAAGTCCACCGAGCGCATGGTCGCCGAGCGCTCCGAGCGCGAAACCATCGCCGCGATCAACAATCCCAAGCCCCTCGACGTCCGCTACGAGTCCAGCGTCATCAACAACGTCGAGTACGTCACCGCGGAACAGCACCAGAAGGGCATGGCCGAAGCCGCCGAGCGCGGCCGCACCCTCACGCTGTCCGCCCTGCAGAACTCCATCAAATCCCGCCGCCAGGTTGGCCTCGTCTGATGAGCACCTTCGCCTTCGTCAACTACGCCCGGTTCCTCCAGAACGACGGCACGGCGACTTCGCCTCTCCACGCCTATCAGAACTTCTCCGTGAATCAGCCCCGCATCTACGGCGGCGTCACCTACCAGTTCGCCCCCTTCGGTGTCTCCACCGGTGCCGGTGCCAAAGGCGGCGACCGCTCAGAAGCCACCCTCGGTGCGGGCACCAACGCCATCACGGTCAACGTCTTCGCCGAGGCCGTCAACAGCCGCTGGCTGCTCGAGCTCAAGACCGTCTCTCTCGACCCAGACACCTTCGCCGACGCCGTACTGATCCGCACCGAGACCTGGCGCGTCGCCCGCTACGAGATGGACACCGAAAAGATTTTGCTCAAACTCACTTCACCGCTGGACGCAGTCCGCGACCAAGTGCCCCGCCGCTATCTCAGCACAAAGCTCGTTGGCGCTCTACCGAGCTCGGCAACGTTGGTGGTGAGCTGATGCCGACTTGGATGCGCTGGATCGGCCTGCCCCACGGCTTTGGTGCTCACCCCGAGGACGGCATCGCCTGCGACTGCGTCCTCATGGTCTGGGCCGTCCTCGATGAAGCAGGCGTCCCCCATCCCTCATTTGAACAACGCTGGCTTGACCTGGCCAGGTCAGGCGACTGGCCCACTCTTGAGCACCTCTGGGCCTCCGGCACCCGAGAGCTGCCTGCCCCCGAGCCCTACGCCGTGACGCTCCTCCACAACGGTCCCGCCGGCCTCGGTGTCGGTGTGGTCGTGGACGACGGGCTCCTCATGGTCCACCACAAGCGCGGCGTCTTTTGGGCGCCGTTGTCCGCCTTCAAGCGCCTGCCCTTCTACGCCTTCGTCTGATGGACCCTCGGCTCCTTCCCTCTGACCGCTACCTCGCTTCTTTGTTGGGCCTGACCGACGAGGAATACGCCTGGTTCAAAGCCGAGGTCCGCCGCCGCAACGCAGAGGCTCCGGTACCCGCCGTCACCGCAGGCGCCGAGACACTCGCGATCATCTCCCTGGTGCTGACCGTGCTCTCGGTCGGCTTCACCATCGCTGCGAGCTTCTTCAAACCGAAGCCCAACGAGGGCGATCCTGCTCAACTCAAGGCGCGAAATCGAGGAGGCCGAGCCCGCACCGAGAACGAACGCTTCGTCCCGCGCTACGGCTTCGACTCCTCCCAGGACATCACCACCCTCGGTGCTGTCATCCCCATCGTTTACGCCCTGCGCGAAACCATCGGTGGCACCACCTACGGCGGCGTCCGGGTCAACACCACCCTGCTGTGGTCCCAGCTCTACAGCCTGGGGGGCTCCCAGCTCCTACGCGCCATCTTCCTGGTGAGCGAAGGCCCGATCACCTCGCTCGACGCACGGAACTTTGCCTCCGGCGGAAACACCCTCGCCAGCTACGACTTCGGCAACGCAACAGCCAACCAAGTCGGCTCCCGCATGGCCGTCTACGGCCGCTACGCCAGCGGTCTGACCACTCGCATCGCTTCCGGCAACCAGATCTACGGCCGCTCTGCGAGCGCGGACGCCGGCAACGCGCAAAACGCCGGGGGCAGCGACGTCTTCATGGTGCGCCGCGGTAGCACCTGGACCGCTGACTTCTGCTCCGCCAATCGCCCCAGCAACCAGACCACCTTCGGCGTCTACGCCCTCTGCGGCAACGACTTCGGCATGCGCATCAACCCGGTGTTCAAGCCGCAGGTCCAAGCCCAACTCATCCCCGAGGGCGATGACGGCGACGCCAAGGTGAAATGCACCATTGACGACGTGGCCTGGGCCCAACGCCGCAAAGCCCGTGCCTTCTTCGGCTCCCGCAGCGGCATCACCTCGAGCGGCCTCGGCTCTATCGGAGGCACAACCACATACACGCTGTATTCCAGCAGCGACAAGGACACCGCTTTCAGCCGCGACATCAAGAGCCTGACCACGCCAGGCGACTGGCAACGATCAGTCACGACCGTTATCAACGATGGTGCAGGTGTCTATACCAAGCCTAGCAACAAAGCTTGGAACAACATCTACGACAATACGCAGGATCAATCAAGCTATATCGCCACACTAGAGAACAAGATTTCCACAACTGTAACAAGTGTCACCGTTGACTCAAAAGGAAAGGGCGTACTAAATGCAACAATATCCTTTAACATAACAGGATTCTACAACGATAATGACAACACCGACGACATCAACGAGTTACTGGAAGTCCTGAAATCAGCCAGATTCAGACTCAAGTGGCGCAACCCCCTCACCGCAGACGACCCCGAGGACGACGTCGTTGTCAAGTACACATTAAAAGTATTAGTAAAAACCAGATCAAAGCAAGTATTCACAAGTGACGGCGGAACGGTTAGTGCGCCTTCTCTAAGTGTGTCCAAAAATGGAGATGGCTTAGTCACTAACGTCACCATCTCCGGCGGAGGTGGCACAATCTCCGGGCTGTCAACCACCAACACTCGCGACAAACCCCGCTTCAAGATTCGAGGCTCCGGCGTAGGCTCTGTCACCGAAGATGATGCATCCTCCATTTCCATCAACGTCTCGCTCAAGTTCAACGCCAAAAAGGCATACATCGAAAAATGCGAAGACATCGCCTCCACCGTCGCCGGCCGCCAAAAGTCCTGGGATGACGCCCTGATCGTTGGTGAGCTCTACAAAATCGGCTCTGGCTTAGCCATCTGCACCGCACGCACCGACGCCGCCTTCGTCTCCGAGTCCGATATCAGCAGCGGCAGCGGCACACCAGTCACTGCCACCTTCACCACGGTGCGCCCAGGCGCAGTGAGCACCAACTCGGCCGCGCTGATCGAAAAGACTGGCCTCGCCTGGCTGGACGAAGACTCTGCCACCCGCGAATGGCGCAACGTCGCCACGACTGATGGCCACGTCCTGCGTTGCGCCATCGCCAGCATCTCCACCACGCGCCCCTGCCAAGCCATCGAGCTCGGTATCCGCTCACGCCTCGGCATCCGCATCAACGGACTGACCAACTTCCGCGAAACGATCAGCTTCGACGAGTGCGATAACCGCGCCTGCCTGGACTACAAGGACGACATTGTCGAGCAGGGCAGCACACTACAGACGGACATTCACCAATCCAACACGCTCAGCGCCCCGGTCGAGCGCTACAGCTTCTTCGCCATCTACTACCGCGAGGCCGGCACCACCGGTGGCTTCACCAAACTCAACAACGCTTATGGCGTCCGCGGCGCCACCCAGCAGAACCTGTTCAACTACATCCAGCTCAACATGCCCGCTATCAAACAGTGGGAAATCCAGGTTGAGCCCTACTCCGGCTGGGAAGTCCGCAACGGCGGCATTGGCACCTTGTACGTGCTCGAAGCGAGCTTGTCCTCCCGTCAGACCGTCTCTGAAGCCGGCGGTGTCTCGGTCACATTCAACGGAACCACGGTCGCCCACTCAGCCGACACCTTCGGCATCGCCGTCGGCCGCCGCAAACTCGCCAAAGGCGGCCTGAGCTACCCGAGGACGGACAACACAGACTTCCCCAACGGCGACTTCTCATACATCGACACGTGGGGAAAGCTCGCCGAAGCCTTCATCTACGAAGAAGTTCAGTCCTCAGCCTCCACCGGCCCCGAGCACGAGATCGTCTACATCAACGAGATCGTTCCGAACGACACAGCGCCCGTCTACGACAACTTGGCCCTGCTCGGGGTCAACATCATGTCCTCGGTCGAATGGCAGCAGTTCAACCAGTTCAGCTGCTACGTCACTGGCGGCAAAACATGCCGGCGCTTGCTCAACAACAAGAGCGTTGGCTCCACCCACCTCTTCCCGGATATCCTCCTCGACCTCCTCACCAACACGACCTACGGAGCCGGCAACCTGATCAGCGACGAGATGATCGATCTCGCGTCCTTCGAGTCCGCCGCCCAGTGGTGCCAAGACCGCACTTACTTCTACGACGGAGTCATCGCCGACCGCGTCAACCTCCGCCAGTGGGCTGCCGACACAGCCGCCACCCACCTGCTGATCTTCGGCGAGCGCGACGGCAAGTTCTTCCTACGCCCCGCTCTCCAATCCACCGCGGTCTCAATCAAGGGCCTCTTCACCGCCGGCAACATCGCCGAGGGCTCCTTCCAACTGCAGTACCTGGACCCTGAGGACCGCGACCCAATCCGCGTGTCGGTCCGCTTCCGTGAAGAGCGCGCCTCGACCGACCTGACCAACCCGGGCATCTTCCCCACGGTGCGCGAGATCCTTGTCGCTGAGGCCGGAACCGACGCCGGCGCTCCAGTCGAATCCCTCGACCTCAGTGATTACTGCACCAGTCGCGCCCACGCTGTCGATGCGGCGAAATTCATCATCCGCATGCGCCGCGTACCAACGCACTCGGTGCGCTTCACCACGACCCACGAGGGCGTGCTCTCCCAGATGGCCCCAAGCGACTACATCCGGGTGGCCATGGACGAAACCGAGTACGACGAGTTCAACAATGGCGTCGTCACCCAATCTGGCGCCCTGATCAGCACCAAAGCGCTAAGCGACGGCGCGTACAACGTGATCGCCTGGAACGGCGAAAGTGCATCCGCCCCAGCCGACACCACCCTTGCCGTTAGCGCCGGCGGCACCCAGGCCACACCTACCGGCATCGTTTTCACCGTCAAGCTCCCGAGCACGCAAGTTCGCACCTACCAAATCGAGCGCATTTCTCCCAACGAGGACGGCACCTTTACGATTGAAGCGGTCCACATGCCGACAAGCTCCACAGGCGTTCTGGATCTCTACCAGAACATCGAGCTCGGCACAACAACGACCACAGCGAACTGGATCATCGAAGGCTGATGGCAGTCACTTTCCCCAGCATCGAGCCCACCTCGCGAAGCTTCAATGCCCCGAAGTGGCCCACCAGCGGGGTGACCTCCCAGTCAGGTGTCACCACTCGCCGCCTGTGGGGTAGCCGCCCCTCCCAGGCGCAATTAGCACTGACGTTTGCCAATATCACTGATGACAACGCCGCTTTAATCCTTGCTGCTTACAACAGCGCTAAAGGTGCCACGATTGATCTCACACTTCCCAGCATCATCTTCAACGGCGCATCAGCGAACCTGACCAACTGGCTGAATACCTTCTCCACAGGGGCCGGTATGCAGTGGTTCTTCTCAGAAGATCCCCCGAGCTTGGAAAGCGTTGCTCCCGGTCGCTCCAGCGTTCGAATCACGCTCGTAGCCGAACTTAGACTGACGTAACGCCCCCGAGAACGATGGCCGTAAAAACTAGCGCTACTGCACTTCTTAAGTTCAAAGTCAGTTCTAGTGCTGCATATTCCACCATCGCAAAAGTGCGCGACGTCAAGCTGGATATCAACCGCGATGCCCTCGAGACCACCGGCATTGGACAGCGCGACCGCACCTACGCCTACGGCATCCGCAGCACCAGCGGTAGCGGCACCCTGCTCTACGACCCTGCCGACACCGGCACGGCAGATCTGATGAACCAGATCCTGAGCGACACCGACACCCTCTCAGGTCTGCAGCTCGTCCTCGACACAGCCAGCACAGACGGCACTATCTCCGGCGACGCCCTGATCACAGCCGCCGGTCCCAGCGTCAGCGTCGGCGATCTGGTCTCTGTGCCCATCAGCTTCACCATCTCCGGCAAACCCACCGGCGCGTTCTGATGGCACTTCTCGGCAACGGCGGAATCCTGGAGCTCAGCCGGGAATGGCCGGAGCCGATGGCGCTCGCCCCAGCGGCGATCACCTTCACCACCAACCCCGTCCGCATCGAGCTCGGCAACGACAACTACTGGACAGGCGACCGCGTTCTTTTCACGGCCGCCAACGGCATCCCACTCGACCTCAACGGCGACGGCTATGCCGACTGCCCCGAAGGCCACGGCATTTATCGAGGCTCCATCTACGAGCTCGGCCCTGCCCGCGACTTCTACAACGGTCCCGAAACCAACGAAAACGGTCCGCACTACCGCGTCGAGCACGTCGGCATTGCGTCCTCTCAGATCAACAACACCCCCCTGCCGGCCTCGCTAACCGTCAACGCGAGCAACTTCAAGACCGGCGACCGGGTGATCTTCGCGAGCACCGCCGGTGTCCCAATCGACTTCAACGGTGACGGCTACGCCGACTGCCCGAGCGGTCTCGGCGTCTATGCCGGCTCGTACTGGCAAGTCGGCCCAGCGCGAGATCACACCACCACCGAGAACGACCCCTACTACCAAACCGGTGACGACACTGCTGCCTTCTACAACAGCAATGCCGCTACAGGACTGACCACCAACTTCACGGCCTACATCGTCAAGGACGCCAATAACCGAGTCCGCTTCTACAGCGCCCCCGGTGCGGGTGCAACCGAGTACGTGATCCTCCCAGCAGACTGTGGCAATATCGTTCTGAGTAAATACCAAAGCGACTCCGGTTATACAGCCGCGATCAATACAGCTGCAGCTGACCTGAGCACTCTGACGCTGAGCCCTGCAGAGCAAGCACTAGAAGATTTGATTACGCTGCCTGCTCTCCTTCAGTTCTTCTATTACAACAGAAACGAAGACACCGGCTTCACAACGCAATTCGACGGCTTCATCGAGCAGGACGCCCTCGGTCGAATCCGTCTCTACGACTCCGAGATCTCAGCACACAATCAGATCACAGCCGATACCAAGCCCCTACGCCGCGTCGATTGCGGCAACTTCGTCATCGCCCGCTACGCCGACTCTGCGTCCTACCAAACAGCACTGAACAGCGCAGCCAATTCGATCAAGCCCCTGACACTCCCGAGCACATCGCAACCACTCTCAGACGTAATCACCGTCCCGAGTGCGATCACGGCCACGCTGGATGACCCCGCTAGCCGCGGCTGGCTCTTCCAAGCCGACCTCCAGGAATGGGCTCTCGACATCGACGCTGCCAACCTGGACATGACCGCCATCGGCGAGACCTTCGGCGAAAACACCAAAGCCCTGGTCCGCGGCGCCGGCTCCCTGCAGTTCCTCGTCGATCACAAGGCCACGAGCGCGGGCCAGGACTCCATGGCCCTACTGCGCCTGGTGCTGTTGACCCAGCAAGGCTGCAAGAGCAATGCCAGATTCTGGCTCTATCAGAACCGCGATAATAATTGCGGACAACTAAGCGGCTCCGCCTACTATCAATGCGACCTATTACTCACTAACACTCGCATCAATACCCGTGCTGACGCACTCATCGCAGGCAGCAGTGATTTCGTCGTAACCGGTGAAATCGCCATCAAGATCGCCCCGTAGAGCATCGCTAGACTGCGACTAACTGAGCGCTAAAGCGGTGTGGCTCGCCTGAAATACGCCGGCGTCACAGGCGCCATCGACAACATCAATGCGACGCAGGCCGAATTCCGGCAGCAGATCGCCACGCTCAACGACCTGATGCGTCAGTTGGCGGGTAACGCCAACGTCAAGGCGGGCAACACCGAGATGGTGGACCCGCTCACTGCACCCTTCACGCTCTACGTCAACCCCTATACCGGCAGCGACACATTCGCCTCGGGCGCTTACAACGACTACGAGCTCCCAGCAGGCGCAACTGACAACGAAAAGATCGCCGCCAAGCTCAAGCGCCTCGAAAAGCAGCGCCTCACCTGCGGCTACACACCCAGCCGCCCCTTCAAAACAATCAACCGTGCGGTCATCGAGGCCGCCATCATCACCAGCAAGAGCTGGTACACGTACACCGACCCGAGAGCGCACCTCGATTGCGTCTCGATCGTCCTCGCCCCTGGCGTCCACACGGTCTACAACGACCCCGGCACCAGCAACCCCACGCCTAACTGGGTCGACGGCTACGAGCCCGACTCCGCAGAGCTGATCAAGTTCAACCCCGCCAGCGGCGGTGTGCTCCTGCCCCGCGGCTGTTCCCTCTGTGGGCCGGACCTGCGCAAATGCACCTTCCGCCCTACCTGGGTACCGGCCAACGCAGACGAACTGGCTAACCGGAGCAACCGCAGCGAGATCTTCAAGATCACCGGCACTGGCTACTTCTTCGGCTTCACCTTCATGGACAAGGTGAACGCCAGCAGCAGCCACCACCTGCTCTCCGGCTTTGGCTTCGCCAGCAAAACCGAGCTCGACGCCTTCTACACCAAGGTGTACAGCTCCGTGGGCTCCGGCGGCAACCTCAGCGCCGCACTGACGGTCACGCGAGCCACCGAGTACAAGATCGTCGGCCCTATCGATGACACCCCAGGCCCGGACTGGGACACCACCGCCAGCGCCTCCCCCTACATCTTCAACTGCTCGGTCCGCTCCGAGTACGGCATGGGCGGCATCCACGCGGACGGCGCCAAGGTCGAGGGCCTCAAGTCCATGGTGACCGCCAACTACACCGGCGTGTCCCTGCAGAAGGACATGACCTGCTGGGAGCTGTACCAAACCAACGCTTGGCAGCAGATGCCGAGCTACGAGACGTACATCACCAGCGATCCGAACAACGTTCGGATGAAGCCCTCCCGCCGTAGCTACCACATCCGCGCGATCAACGGCGCCTTCATCCAAGAAGTCTCGATCTTCGCCATCGGCCAAGGCGTCCACCACGCCACCGAGAGCGGCGCCGAGATCTCCATCACCAACTCAAACAGCTCCTTCGGTGGCTGCGTCGCTATCTCGTCTGGCTACAAGTCCAAAGCCTTTGATCTGGACAAAGAATGGCGCTTTGCCTACTTCAAAGTCCCGCTCAATCTGAGTGCTAAGACAGGCAATATCCAAAAGTATTACCTCGGCACGGTCGATAGCTACGTCGACGGTGATATCCGCATCTACCTGAACGATGACCTCGTCGCGCAGGACGGATCCACCACGGTGCCCAAAATCCTGGGCGACCTCGGCTACAGCCTCCGCGCTGACAGCTACATCTGGGTCGAAAACCCCAACGGCACCGACTGGCGCGCCCAGCTCGCCTCCAACGCTTGGAGCACTGCCGACGCCAACCTGATCCGCCTGAAAGGGACTGCCGGAGACGCCCCTGGTCTCCAAGACGAGAACGGCACCAGCCCGGGCATCCCTGCAAACAGCGTCACCAACCGCGCCGTCGGCCGCCGCGTTTACATCCGCCGCCTGGTCGACACCCGCACTGCTGCCGAGCGCCGACTCTCGATCGGCATGTTCTCCGTGGCTGCGCCGACCCGCCTGGTGCAACGCGACTACATCCTGCAGCTGGACCCGACAGCACCGACTCTCTTCGGGGACGTCGATCCCTACGTGAACGGCACCCTGCCCACGAGTGAGCCGCTGACGATCAGCAGTGTTGTCAACGTCGACATCACAGCAGCGGACTATCCCCAGTTCAACGCCATCTACAAGGGGATGGAAATACAGCTGCGGCGTACCAACCCCAGCGTCACCTACGCCAACAGCACCTTCTACCGCGAAGGCACAACCGTCACTTACAACAGCAAGCACTTCACAGCGCTGCGTGACAACACCACCCCGAGCTCGGGGGCACCTCCTGCGGCGGACTGGCAAGAGTCCTACGTCCACATGCCCAATGCCCACCAGGGGGACGAGAAGCAGAACAACGAAAGCTTTGCCCTGGTCCTGGACAACGACACGGCAAACGCCCAGGCCAGCACCACGCTCGGCTTCGACTTCTCAACGCTCTGGACCGCCAGCGGCGCCACCGGCGTAACCAAGTCCCTGCAGGATCAATACCGCTCCAGCAACGATTACCTCGGGGCCTACCAATTCCTCCGGGCTCTGGGCTTCAGCGAAAGCGCAGCGCACGCCGCACTCCAACCGAGGGCGGCCACTGAGCGCATCCGCAAGGTCAACAACACCACGCACTTCCCCACCGCGCCTTCCGGTGGTCTGGCCACCTCCCGGAACTGCTGGGCCGCTGAGTTCCGCCGCCCCTCGGTGCTGCGCCTCTTCGCTCACGCTTTTGAATGGGCCGGCACGCTCAACTACTCCAAAGCATTCCCGGCGGTGCAGCAGCAGCTCTCCGCCCTCAACAAGTTCACCTACTACTTCACCAACGAGCTCGGGGGCCGCGTCTACCCCTCTGGCTTCAACGAAGAGGGCTTCATCGTCAAGAGCACCGGGATCGAGGATCTCAACACCGGTCAGTCCCAAAGCCTGACGGCCTTGGCGACGGTGGAGGAAGATCCCGTCAGCGAGTTCCCCACCGGCATCAGCGCCGGCGGCACTAGCACGTTCAACGACATCAGCATCCTCGGCAAGCCAACGTTCTCGCTGAGCGCGGGCCTATCGACGGACCCCAGCCCACTCGGCGCCGTGGCTTTGGCCACACTCGAAGACATCCAAGGCGGTGCCATCCCGAGTGCGGACGCTGCGATCCTCGATAACAACCAGCCCAAGGTCATCACCAACCTTGGCCTGAACTACTGGCGCCAGTACAACGCGCTGCTGAGCGCCAAGGTCTTCAGCTTCGAGACCGGCACCGACCCTGACGAAGTCCCTGTCAGCGGAATGCTCGGCCGTATGGCCTTCGTCGATGAGTGGTGCGGCTACGCCCAGGGTGGCGGCACTGTCACGCAATCCACGAGCAAGGCGACAGCGGTGACGCTCAACACGCCTTGCGGCCTGATCATCACCAACGCTTCGGAACTGGAAAACGGCTTCTTCCAAGGCTTCACGCTCAACAACACCGCCATCGCACCCAACGATGTTGTCGTTGCGTCGATCCAATACCCACCTTCCGGTAGTTACACAGGTGGGTACACGGTTCAGGTGCTGGGTACCCAAACCGGCTCAGTCCGCCTGTTACTTACAAACCTCGGTGCAACCGCCTCTGAGGCGGTCTACATCAACTTCGCCCTCGTCAAGTCCACCACCATCTCCTGATCCACTGCCATGGCCATCAAGGAACTCTTCTACGACCAGCGCCCCATTGCACTGCTGGACCCGAGGGCGTCGCAGCGGATCGATCCTCGGTTTAAGTTCACGCGAAATTCGACGGGAACATATGTGGATCGCGACGGGATTCTTAAAACCGCAGAAGCAGGTAAACCCAGATATGAATATGATTATGCGAGCGGCAATTTCAATGGACTCCTTGTGGAGCCAAGCTCTACTAATATAATTAGGAATAGCTCCGAATTAGATAATGAAACCAGATGGGTAAAAGAATTTGTCACTGTAACCGCAAACAACGCAGCTGCACCTGACGGGACCGTGACAGCAGAAAAGATAACAGAAACAAATGTTTTTAATAGTCATTATATGTACAATGAAACGTCGGGAGCCACTAGCGGAACCAAATATGTAATGTCAGCGCATTTTAAGCGAGGAAACGGCAGATATGTGGTTTTAGCAGACAGAGGAGACCAAGCCTGGCACGTAATGACGTTCGACTTCGATACCGAATCAGTAGTTCACTCTGTGAATACCAACTTTACAGGAGTGCGAAAACTAGCAAACGGCTGGTTCAGATTGTACTTCGGCGCTACGCGAACAGGATCACAGTCCTTCTACGCGCTATCTATAGCGGGAGCAGTCGATCCAGGCAACCTAAATGTACCAAGCTATCAAGGCGACACAAGTCGCCATTTTTACGCTTGGGGAGCGCAGGTTGAAATAGGCACATCACTTTCGTCTTATATTCCAACCACTTCAGCGGGAGTTACTAGAGAGGCAGATCTGCTATCTGTCGATTCTGTCAGTATCCCATCTAATGGATCAATCTACATTGACGCCCAAGCCACAAGCACGGCGCCGAACAGCTCCCTTATTTCCCTCAAAAACGCCTCCAACCAGAAGATCAACCTGGCCATGGAGCAGCGCAGCGAGACATACAACAGCCTCGCGCTGATCAACACTTACAGCGGCACGGCCAAGTCCTCCCTGCCTCTCCCCGTACCAACCACCAACCGAGAGCGCAACATCATCACCTGGGGCGCCAACAACTACCAGTACACCAAAGACAGCTCCCGCTTTGCGCCCTCGCTCAGCACCTCAGTTCCGGCCAACCTCACTTCCCTCTCGATTGGCCACGACTCGGTAGACCCGACGAAGGCGTTTAACGGCTACATCAATAGCGTCTACCTCTACAGCGGTGAAATCGCTCCTGCTGTCGCAGAGGCCCTGGTCCGCGGCGAACTCAACCCGGTGAACGCCGACACCTACAGCCCCTCCGGCCCCGCTGGCTCCCTGGCGCTGGTGATCAACACCCAAGGCGCTTCTGCCTCGGGTGACAAGGTCTTCGCCCTGCCAGCCGAGAGCGCCGCTAACGACAACGACCTCGTCATCACCTGGGGCGACGGCACCGAATCCGCCCTCGAGCTCGCCGCTGCCGAGGTCGGTGCCGCCGGCCTGTCCCACACCTACCCCTCTGCCGGCATCTACCCCGTGTGGGTGGCGGGCAAGATGCAGAACCTCTACTTCAACAACAGCGCCAGCGCGCCGGATCTCCTGCGCATCGCGTCCTGGGGCACTGGGCAGATGTTCACCTCCCCGAGCACGATGAACTCGGCGTTCTATGGGTGCTCACAGCTAACGAGCATTTCAACTAATGGGCTGCCCAATACAAATACAGTAACGGATTGGTATCGAGCATTTAGAGGCTGTAGCTCACTAGCAGGAACCTTCCCTTCGTTTACCTTTAGCGCAGCAACAACACTTAACGAAGCATTTCTCGGCTGCTCTGCACTAACTTCTTTTCCTGACTTAGGTAACCAAACGCAGAATGTAACGAATTTTATCGACACTTGGAACAGTTGTTCCAGTCTTACTAGCTTTCCGCTAATTAATACAGCAGCTGGAACGAACTTTGCATCCGCATGGCGTAGCTGCTCCAGTCTTACTAGTTTTCCTCTCATTAATACAGCAGCTGGGACTGATTTTACATCCGCATGGCGTAGCTGCTCCAGTCTTACTAGTTTTCCTCTCATTAATACAGCAGCTGGGACGAATTTTACATCTGCATGGTTACAATGCTCTAACCTAACTAGTTTTCCTCTTATTAATACAGCAGCTGGGACGAATTTTACATCTGCATGGTTACAATGCTCTAACCTAACCAGCTTCCCCCTTATCAACACCGCAGCCGCGACAACCTTAGAGTCTACTTGGCACAGTTGCATCAGCCTTACTAACTTCCCCTCTATAAACACAGCAGCGGTAACAAACTTTAGACAAGCTTGGTATAACTGTACCGGTCTGACAAGCTTTCCACAACTAAACACCTCGTCAGGTGTTAATTTTTCTTATACCTGGTACAACTGCCCTGCGCTCACGGCCTTCCCACTTATCGATACATCATTGGCCACGACTCTTTATGGGGCTTGGTATAACTGCAGCACTCTAACCAACTTCCCTTCTCTGATATTTACTTCTTCAGTTACTGGCAACGCTACAGATCCCCCGAGTGCAGCTTCTGGTTTTGTCTCAAGCTGGGAAAACTGTTCGTCACTCACGAATTTTCCGGCCAATCGTTTCAACAACGTAACAAACTGCAATCGATTCCTCGAAGCTTGGACCGGCTGTGCCTTAACCGCTCAGTCCATCGAGAACATCCTGGTCAGCATCAACGCCGCTGGCACCAGCAACGGCAACCTCGGAATCGGTGGCGGCACCAACGCAGCCAAGACCACCTGGTCCACTGCTGCCAACACCGCCTACAACGCCCTGGTCGCTCGCGGCTGGACGATCACCTTCAACGCCTGATCATGGCCCACCACACCTTTGACGAACTGACCTACGCCGTCATCCACAGCGATGACGGCTACCTGCAGTACAGCGAGATGGAGCCCGGCACTGCGCTGGTGACTCCCCACACCGTCGAGACCTTCACCGACGAAGCACTCGCCAAAGCCCGTGCCGAAGAACTGGGCTACGTGTTCATCGATCCCAACGCTCCTCCCGTACCGCCCGAACTGCCATGACCGCCACCATCTTCCTGCGCTTCCCTGATAAGGCCACCTTCATCAGCGCCTGCGAAACCGCCGGCTTCTGGATCACCGAAGCGCCCGAGCGCCCGCTGCTGCTCTCCCACACCCACACCTTCGACGTGATAGGCGTGATCACCGAGGGTGGCGAGTGGGATCCCGAGACCGGCGAGGAGATCACCCCTCCCACCGTGCTCGATGGCTGGCACGTCAACGCCAAGCTGCAAGAGCTGCCCAACGACTGGGACGCCTACGTGGTGACACCGGCCTCACCCGTGCGCATCTTCGCTGGCGACTGAGCCCCTAGCTCAGCGTCAACGTCGTTGAGCGCAGCGCCCCATCCGCCCCGCGCATCCGGATCTTGAGCTGCGTGTCCGACACGTACTCAAAATTGATCTCCTTGGATGCTCCGGGCGGATTTTGCGACGGCAACAGCACGGCCACCTCATCCAGGAACGCCATGCGCCCGAGCATGTGATTCACCGAGATCTGATTCGGATCCGTCCCAATATCCACCTGCGACACGAAGGGGTAGTACGTCCCTCCGTAGCTCTCCGTGGAGTTCAGCGCCAGCTGCACCGAGCCCGTAAACGTTCCACCGCTCTTGGGCATCGCCGCCGCAGCCGCAGCAACCGTCGCCTCTCCACCTATCTGAACAATACTTGCAGTACCGCTGACTTCTTTTCTAGTAAATAGCTTCGCATCTGTCGTATTAAGACCTAGCTCACCAAGACTCAAATCACTTGTCGTAGGAACTTTACCAGCAACTGCCGACTTTTTAATCTTTACTGGATTGGCCATTGGGCAGTCTCCTTACGCCTATAGAGGCAGACACAGCAGTTTAAGAATTCCTCCCGATCGCTAATCTGAAGCAATCGCCCACTTCCGTTGGCCGTCAAGAGCAAAACAGGCGTCTCTGCAGCTCGCCTGACCTTCCGCCCCGGCGCCCCCAAAACAACCTCGCAAGGCCAGGGCGCACACTCGCGCCCCCAGCGAAAAGGGAAGAAAAAGAGCAGAGGCCAGGGATAACACACCTGCGCTCAATCGCTACTGTGTCTTAGAACGCCCTCCGCGCTGCCGTGATTGAAGTTGCCGCCGCCGCTGTTGGCGCCTCCATCACCATCGGCGCTATGGGCATCGGCAGCGCTTTCAGTCGTTCCCGAGATGGGCGTGACACCGTAATACGCCTCACAACTGCAGTCGAAAACGTCGCTAGTCGCTTAGAAGAAATACACGTCGATATCAAAGAAGATCGCAAACAGACCTACGGCTTACTCAACGACCTCGACCGCCGCGTCACAAAGCTCGAGGCCCTGAGATGAACCACCCAGCAGTCGTCGGCCTTGTCCTCAAGCTGCTCGTCGGTTGCTACAGCTACATGCTCTTGATGTCGAGCGCGAACGTCGCCAGCTGCGAGATCCGTCGCCCCGGCCAGTGCGGCAACCAGTGGACCCAAGCCTTCACCGTCGCCGGCGGCGCCGCCTCCACGCTCTGGGCCTTCATCACCGACTCACCAAACACCCCGAGCTCGGCACAGCGCAAGCGCAATGGCCCTCCTACCTCCTGAGCTCATGACCCTCCGCACCCTGATCGATGGCCTCGTCGCCTTCCTTGTGATGGGTATCACCGAAGCGATCCTCAAGCCTCTGGCAGCCGCAGCAATCGAACGCCCCCTCAAGCGCGCTCTGCCCTACATCTACGAGCGCCTCGACGACGAGATGCCAACGCTGCTCCGCACAGCCAGCCCGGAAGTCATGACTGCCGAGATCGCCTCCACCATCGCCCAAGCCACAGGCAACCCCGCCACCGCCCGCCAAATCGACCAAGTCGTCGCGCTCTATTCCCCCATCAAAGCCGTGCTGCGCAACGCTTCTCGCTAATCCGAGCTCGGTAAACTACCCCAGGAGGACTCGCAAATGATCCAGCCCGGGGTTTACAACATCAGGTTGCAGCGCCGTGCGGACTACAGCGTCCAACTGCGCTTCCTAGACAGCAATAAAGCCGCTATCAACCTCGCAGGCTGGACTGTTTACTCCCAGATCTGGGATCAAGCCCGTAGCAAGAAATACGCCGACTTCACAATCACCTATACAGATCGCGCTGCCGGCAAAATTAAAATGTCGCTTCCCGCAGCAACCACAGAAACACTCCCTGATCAGACCGTTTACGACGTCTTACTTGTAAATGCCATTGGCGAAAGAGAGTATTACTTAGAAGGCGGAATAGTCGCAGAACAAGGATATACAACACCATGACAACAGTCGTCGCCACAACGACCTCTGCCTTCGTCGAAGTAACCGAAATCTCCGGCGCTTTTACGCTGGTAGAAGCTACGAGTGCGACCGCCACCGTCGAGATCGTCACTGCAGGCCCTCAAGGCCCAGCGGGTGTCGAACTTCCGGTCCTTGCTGTTTCCCCTGTCGACGGCTCTCTCGTGTACTACGACAACGCAGTTGGCGCCTTCAGAGCAGACGCCGCCCACACCTTCCTCACCACCACCGACGGAGGCAACTTCTAAGCCATGGCCAACCCAGTTCGCATCCGCCGTCGTGTCTCTGGTGAAGCCGGAGCTCCTTCTTCGCTCCTGAACGCTGAAGTTGCCTTCAACGAAGTCAACGAGATCCTCTACTACGGCAAAGGTACAGGCGGCGAGAACGGCACAGCCACCGCAATCATTGCCATCGGTGGCCCCGGCGCCTTCGTCAATCTCACTGGCGCCCAGACGATCTCGGGTAACAAGACGTTCACTGGCACGGTCGACCTGAGCGGCGCCTCGATCGGCTCGTTCTCGACCACCGGCAACGTCACCGTCGGCGGCAACCTCACCGTCAACGGCACGACCACCACGATCAACAGCACCACGGTCAGTGTTGACGATCTGACCCTCGAGCTCGGTGCCACCGCCTCCCCCACCGACGCCGGCGCGAACGGCGGGGGCATCGTCCTCAAAGCCGGCACCGACAAGACCTTCCTCTGGTACGACGCCACTGACAGCTGGACGTCCAACCAGAACATCGAACTGGCCTCCGGCTTCTCGTTCCGCATCGACGGGACCAACGTCCTCAGCAAGACCGGCCTCGGTAGCGGCGTCGTCTCCAGCTCCCTGACCTCGGTCGGCACCCTGACCTCCGGCACCTGGAACGCCAGCACCATCGGCGTGGCCTACGGCGGCACCGGCGCCACCACCCTCACCGGCTACGTCAAAGGCTCCGGCACCAACGCGCTCAGCGCTTCCGCCACCATCCCCAACACCGACATCACCGGTCTCGGGACGATGAGCACTCAGAACGCCAACAACGTGGCAATCACCGGCGGCACCATTGATGGCATCACCATCGACGGCGGCACGTATTGATCAGCCGAACTCCGGCCCAGGATCACGCCCGGTCATCACCACCGCAACCGCTCTTCGGTAGAACGAGCAGTCGGTCTTCCCTGCCTTCTCCAGAGCGGCCTTGACCTTGGCCCAATTCTCCCGAGTGCGGTCGTCCATCAGTACACCCACTCAGCAGCAGGCCGCGCCCCGGCCCCGGGCACGAAGCCTCCGCCTCCGCGCGTGTCGAGATGAATGAACCCCCGAGGACGGCCATCGCCTAGCCCGCCAGTCCACCGATGCCGGATCCACTGGTAGAAGCTCTCCAGACTCCGGTCAACCGGATAGATGTCAAACGCCTCCCCGCTGACGTGCCTCGAACCCGGCACTCCGCCCACCTCACCATTGATGGGCTCCGGCCTGTAGAAGCTCGTCACCCCCAGCGGCCGCCCCCACGCTTCCCGCACCCGCTGAAATTCTGCAGCAGTTCGCAGCAGTCGCGTCCGAACCGAAGCCGCCGGCCCGGGCACACGCCGCTTGTCGAACTGCAGGATCTCCCCCACGCTGAGGTTGGGCGTCACCAGGCAGTTGAAGTCACTCCAGTCGACCTCTGCCCGCATCGCCTCACCCGAGCCCACGACCTTCCGCCAGTGCGGCTCAAACAGGAACCAAGTCCCACCGCCTGAGGCCAACTCCACCCGAGCGTGGCCATCAGCAGCAACCTCGGAGTATGCAACGACTGCATAATCCCGCCCCTTCGGGCAGTACACCTTCTCCTTCTCCCCGAGCTCGGCTGCTTGCACCGGCTCCTTCTTCAGCCACGTCGCCTGCACCGCCTCGACGCGATACAGAATCGGCTTGGGGTTGGCCTTGATCACGGGCGTGGCCGGCTTTTCCGCCTTCGCTTCGTTCTCGTCGCAGATGCGCAGCAACTTCTCCGCATAGGCCGGATCCGTCGCGTAGCCCTGCTTGACCAGCTCCTTAGCCGCCGCCTCGAGCGTGGGAGCCCGATCCACCCCCTCGTACTTGTCCCAATCCTTGTACCACCGGGTCACGAGGTAGCGGACGCAAGCCCCAAGGTCGGGAAAGTCCAGGAAGTCCGCTTCAATGTGAACCCTGGCGCCGTTGACGTACTCGGTGGTCATCCGGGTCGTGCCCGCCCCCTTCAGCCCGAAGTAGTTGTTCCTGCCGCTGGTGTGCTTCCCATAGCCCGACTCCAACGCCCACTGCGCCGCGACAAGCTGGACCCACTTCGCCCCTGCATCCTTGGCCGCCTGCGTGACCCCCTGCCAGGTATTGGGGTAGTTCTTTGCCCTGCTGCCGGCCATTCGCATGGTGCCTATGAACCAGGCTAACGGTCCACAAATGGTCCACATTCTTCGCTTCAGAAAAACGAGATCAGCTATCGCAAGGGTTCTCGGGATATATCAGACGGTCTTGAAAACCGGCGAGGTGAAAGCCTCCGTGGGTTCGAATCCCACCCTCTCCGTTCCAACCAGGGCCTGAAATCTCAGGCCCCAACTGGCGCTTCACCAATACGAGGGCGTGCGCCCTTCCCTGGCCCTTCGCGTTGATTCGCACCGTTGCGCGTGGGAAAGTGGTCCACAAATGGTCCACGCTCATGCTTGACCTGGCTCCTGTGAACGAAAACCTCCGTTCTCGGGGGCTCCGGATGCTGATCGAGCAACGCCGCCAGGCGCTTGTCGTGCGAG